GGATGCGGTCGGCTTCAGTAGGGAAGTACGTCCCAAGCTCGGCGGTGCCGATGATGACCTTTAGGTCAGTTGTCTGGTACAAACCCTCGGATTCGCGAGGATTGATGCGGGTGATAACGGCTTTCAACGTAACGTTTGTGTCGGCTCCAGTGACTGCGCCGGTTGTGGGGTTGTAGGTGCGGGGTGTAGCGGTTTTGATGTACGTGATTGTTTCGCCCCACTCGTTGAGGATGGTGGCGGGGATAGGGCCAAAAGTGTCGTCGATGAGGCCCATATCAACCTCGGAATAGACGGACGGCGTAGTTGGCTGCGCCGCCCATGCAGTAAGGGCCTAGGTAAGTCTGAAGCCAGGGGTAGACGTCGAAGACGTTGTTGATGACGCCGCTGGTTTGGCTGGTTTTGTTGTATTTGACCTTGAGTTCTCCCAGTTCCACTTCGTCGTAGATGCCGGTCGTGCCGGTGGTGCCGGTGATGGCGTCGGTATCGTTGGCGAGGGCGCGTGCCAGTTCGTAGGTGGCGACTTTGATGGGCTCTGGGATCAGAGTGCAGGCCAAGTCGATACCGTCGACGGTGTATTCGTCACGGGGCCATTTCAGCGCTTGTGTCTCAGTGCAGCGGTCGCCGTAGAAGCTCAGCGCGTCGATCCAGCGGGTAGCGGAAATAAGGGCGCGGTTCTTTTGGTCGTCGGTCTTGCTGGTCCAGGTGCTGCTATCGGGGACAGTCTCGAAATAGCTGTTGGCGCCAGCCAGCGTCACGTATGAGTTGGCCGAGGCACCGCTCAATGTGGCGTCAATCGTGGCGGGCACGGCTTAATACATCCTTTGTTTGAGTCTAGCGCCAGTCCTGTATTTCCTTGCTTTGGGTGGTGTGCTTAGAAGAGCGGCGTGGTAAACGTTGGCTCCGGAGAGTTCGAGGTCGGCTTGTTTTTCGGTGTGTTCGCCGTACGGGATGTCGAGAAAGAATCGGCGGTTATTGTGTAGTACGAACAATCGGACCAGTTTCATGTCGCCGCGTCGTGTTTCCGCAGAACCCAGCGTAGATACGCTTGAGGTCAAAACAACTGATTTGAAGCAGGTTCGTAAGTGGGCTGATGTGGCAAAAGAGATTCAGGTGTTGCGTGAAAAAGGCGCAACAGTTCCCGAAATTTGTGAACAGCTGCAAGTTTCTTATGTGCTGGTGAATCAGCTGATCCTGCAGTCCTACAAAATGGTGATTGACTCGGAACAGGTGTTCCAGCGGCAAGAGGAAATGAGGCTTCAGACTGAAGCCTGATAAAAGAAAAGGCCCCCAACACGGGGGCCTTTTTGCTGTGGACCTGAAAGATCAGGAGTACACAGTGGAATCGAAGGGGGTGTTGACCAGCAGGCGGCAAACAGGCACCATCTTGGTGGTGCTGTAAACCAAGTTCCAGCTGCCGGTGGCAGCCAGGTTGCCGGAGGAGCTGGCGTTGGTGGGGTTGTCGCCGTTGGCGGCCCACTTGGTGCCAGTCACGTGATAACCGTAGTGGTAATCCACGGCGATCACGTCCTGCATGGACAGGATGTTGCGGTCTGCAGCGAGGCGAAGATCCTGCTGAATACCCTCAGAAATCACACCCGACTTGAACAGATAGACCGGATACTTCACCAGATGGGTGGCGGTGCCGCCGGTGAGGTAGGTCAGCTGGTCGTCGATCACAACCTTGAGGCCGGCAAAAGTTGCCACTTCAGGTTGCGTGACGCCCACGCCACCACCACCCCAAGTCACAGCGCCAGCAGCGGCCAAGGCGGAAGTGCTGAAGGTCAGCATCCCGATCTGCTGGAGATAATACGCAACGGCGGAGTGCATTGCGATGGAATCCAGCTCCTCGCCACGCTCGCCAAGCTTGTTCTTGGCTTTGATCACGTTGGCCACCGAGATGTAGTTCGCCTCGGTAGCAGTGGTGGTGCCGGTTGCGTCCAGTTGGTTGGGGCCAAGCACACCAGCAGCAGAGATTCCACCGAACAGACCCAGCAGTTGGGCCTTCAGGGTGGCGGTCTTCAGCTTGTTGATGGCGGCGGTCAGCTGGTTGCGGACGTGTGCCAAGGGATCAGCGCCAGAGCCCAGCTTACTGAGGTCGTCAGCGGCGTAGGCAAAGCCACGGTGCAGAATCGTCATGATCTGCTCGTCGGCGGTCGACTTCTGAGGAGTCAGGTAGCCGGCGCCAGAGGTGCCCCAAGCAGCCGAAGAAAGGATTTGCTCTTCGGTGGGGTTGATGGGGTCGAAGAAAGGCACGCGGACGCGGGTGCCACCGCTGCGGGCGTCAAGGGCAGCGTTGCGCTGCACAATGCCGCTTTGGATCCACTTCGATTGCTCGAAGATACCCTCGCTGGTGTAAGCGAGAAATTCGGGGCGGGTAACCAGATCCGACAGGAATGTACCGCCGGAATAGTTTTCGAGTGAAGCAGCCATTGTGGGCTCCTAGTTGGGTTTGCGGGAGTGCCCCACAGGGGCTTATTGACCGGCTTCTGCCTTCAGCAGCCTAGCTTTGTCGGGATCCTTGCTAAGAAGAATCATTTGCTGGGTTACGTTCCAGCTGTCCTTTAGCCAGGGGTTGGTTTGGCCGGGAAGGGCGGTGGCGCGGGCACTACCCGTGACACCCATACCAGCGCGGTTCGTTGCTGCGAAATGATGCTCGTAACCGCTGCCGGGGTTTTTCAAGTTGGCGATGTACTCACCAACTGGAACTTCGACGCCACCGACAACAGCCACAGGCTGTCCGTCTTTAGCACGTAAGTTCTCCTGCAATAAACGATACAGCTGATCCGGTGCTAATGCACCAGCTTGGGATAGTTGGGCAATGGCCGCAGATTTGACTTGTTCTTGTGTGAAACCTTGGCGAACTTGATCGACCTCAGCTTCTTTTGCGGCTAGTTGTTGCTTGAGTTCAGCAACAGTGTTTTGAGCTTCTTCCCAGAGAGTTTTGTACTCGCCAGACTCCGCAAGTTTTGCTGTTTTGGCTTGCTCTTGGGCAGCACGAACTTCTTCGAGCTGTTTTTGGAGAGTTTCGCGGTTTTCGCGGTCCTTGCGGCGTTCAGCGATTAGCTCTTGGTTCTTCGCACGAAGGGCTTCGAGTTGGGCGGCCAGATCCAGGCTTTCAGCCACAGGCTGAGGTGCACCAGTCTCCACAGGAGTAGCTGGGGCTTGCTGTTCTTCGGGCACAGTTGTGTATTACTTGGACACTTGTACTTTAGCAGTTAAGACTCATTGGACTCATCCATGGAGTCTTCGGAATCGGGTTCTTCGGTGGTGGATTCGGGTTCGACGATTTCTAAAGCTGTTTTGCCGGCGGCTTCCATTTCGTCCTCGATGTTGATGTTGTCGGGGAGGACTTCGCCACGGCGCAGGATTTCCAGCAGCATGGCGTCGCTGATCTTGCCCATTTGGTTGAGTTGGGCCAGGACAGAGACGTCTTGGCCGATCAGGCGGTAGTAGTCGAAGTCGCGGTCGATTGTGATTTCGGGGGGTTCGATGCCGACGTATTGGGCCGCGAAGGCGAAGGCTTGGTTGAGGGCGCTTTCCAGTTCTTGGCTGATGATCGAGAGCACGCTGTTGCTCTGGGCTTGGTCGATGCGCTTGGCCTCGGCAGATTCGGCGACGAATTTTTGGCCGAATAACTTGGTGACGCCAAGCGTTGACATTTGGCCTTCCAGGGACTGGAGTTCGGCCATTTGGGCGTCGAAACTGGTGGCGTCGGCTTGGACGTAGTACGCCTTGTTGCCCGGTTGCATGGCGATGGCGTAGTTCACGCCCATCGTTGCGCTACCTGTGGTGTCGTCCCAGCCCTCAAGGACAAGGGTGGGCATGGCTGCGATATGGAGCGCGTGGATTAGGTCGGCTTGGCGTTGGTAATGCGTGATATTGAGGTTGGCAATGTCCAGTAGTGGAGGTTGGGAGCGCAACATGCCTCGGCGGTTGCTATAGATCGGAACCAAAGGGATTTGATCGAGGCTGTAGCCGCCGGTTTGGCTGAACTCAACGACGTCCTCGCCGAGGGTGTAAAGGTCGTAGCGGCCGGGGTAGATCACCCGCATTTGCTCAATTTGCTCTTCGCCGAAGTCGTTTAGCGGGCGGGTGGTGTATTCGTGGATGCGGACTTGCGTGAGAGGTGCGCCAGGTAAGGTGCTGGCTTGACGCCAGCCCCAAATTTGGGCGGCGTCAACGTGGATGAAGTAGGGACGGCGGCCTTGGGCGCGTTCTTCAGCAAGATTTCGCGCTCCCATTGCTGCGGGGTAGTCCACCAGGATCGCGCTGTGGCCATAGGTAAGGCTGCTTACCAGTGCGCGGCGGGCGTATTCGTTGATGTTGGAGCCGATGCCGTCGATGTTTTGGGCGAGTTCCAGCCAGTAGGGGTCGCCTTCGATGTGGATAGGCTTGCGCAGGATGGCGCCAGCAGCCGTTTCGATTAGGCGGCTGGTGTAAGGGCTAAGGACGCTGCGGTCGACGCGGGTTTCGTATGCATCGTCGTCCTCTCGCGGTTCTTGGGGAAGATAAGTTTCTGACAGGTCGCGCAGGTAGTTGGTGCCACGGGTGACGGCAGCCATTACTTGCCAGTCCGGCATCATCGCGATGACGTCCAGGCTGCGGACGAACGGGGATTCGCTGACTACAGCTCCAGTTGGGGGGATGTTGGCGCTGTAGACCACGGCTTGACTCCTACTTTGTACTTATTTTGGCAGAGCTATTACCACTTAACCTTTGCCGCCCACCAGGCCGCTGACATTTTGCCTTTGGCGATGTTTGAAGCGTGACGTGCTTTGAAGGCTTCGCGGCGGGCTTTTGCAGCGGCGGATTCACCTTCTTTTTTGGGTGAGCCAGATACGCCTTGTTGGCCGAAGCGGATGAGTTTTACTTGGTCGCCTTCTTTTGCGAGGACAACGTGTGATTTATTGGGGTGATTTGGGGTGCGCTTGGGTTTGTTGTAGCCTTGGAATTTTTCGCCGCGATATTCAATCATCGTCGTCCTCCTCGTCGTCGGGGTCGGTGATTGGCACCAGCACTTCGATGCCTTGGGCAAGCATGGAGACAAAACCGCCGAGGATTTCGGGGTTTTGGGGTGATTTGAAGACGAATGTTGCGTGGGTGAGGCCGTCTTCAGCATCAATTTCGATGTGAACACAGCCTCCATTCACTGTTTGGATAGCCATTAACCGTGATATGCAACGGCAATGTGTGGGTTGAGATTGGGTGTGCCAGAACTAATGGAAGCTACGCGTACGCGGATTTTTGCGGCGGGTTTTCCGTCGTAGAAATACACGTATTCGCCAGCGGCGTTGATCGTTTTGCCGTTGTCAATGGTGAACCAGCTACCGTTGCCGTTGAAGCTGCACTCCAAGGCGAGCTGGAAGTTGGCGTTGTTGGTGGAGCTGACGGCGAATGTATAGCTGGGAGACTGGGCCGGAATTTCCATCCAGTCGTTCACGGCGGTCATTGTGGCGCCGTGGTGTTCCACCACATTGGTATAGCGATCAGTGCTAAGGATGCTGACGGCAGCCATGGCTATTTCCTCCGTTTTTTGGCGGTTTTGGCGGCTGCACGGAAGGCAGCAGCGGTGGGGGCACCCTTAGTGCCAGGTTTGCGCATTTTTTCGCCGCTTCCGGCAGCAATGCGTTCCCTTTTTCGACGAATGTTTTCGTACAAGCCGGGTTTTTTACGTGCCATGACTACTTTTTGCGCTTCTTAACAGGTTTTTTGGTCATTCCGGCCTCGCTCATGGCGATGGCGATGGCTTGCTTGCGGGATTTCACCACGGGGCCTTTCTTGCTGCCCGAGTGCAGTTCGCCTTTGCCGTACTCACGCATGACTTTGGAGATCTTTTTCTGGGCGGCGCTCTTCTTTTTCGCGGCCATTACGCTCCAGTGGGTTATTACCACACACGATAGGAGGTTTTGCCGAGGCTCTCTGGCTTGGCGAGGTTGAAACTTTGGAGGCATAGGTAGCCGAGCGCGTCGAAGGCGTGATCGACGCCCAGATTCTTGTTGGGGAGCCCGGTTCCGGGTGCGTAGGTCAGTGTTCGCAAGGATTTGATTAGTTCCTTGCAGCGTGGGTGGATGAAGATGCGGCGTTTGCCCGTTGCATCCATAAGACCCATGTTGACCGCGTTGATTTTGTCGCGGATTTTCCATGGAGCACGAGGACTCGACACCGTAAAGCCGGACTTTCGGAGGATTGAGTGGTCTGTTTGGCCAACGCCGGCTGTTTTACGCGCTCCACCAGTTGGGTCGGGGCAAGCGATGATGCGGCGCTCGATGCCGAACTTTTGCTGGACGGCTTCGCAAAAATCCCACGTTGTGGCGCCTCCAGTTAGTACCAGTTCGTCGAATACCCAGAGGTCTTCGCCTTTTTTGACCGCAAAAACGCCGGCCATAAACTCGACGTTGAAGTCCAAGCCGAGTAGCAGAGGCAGGATTGGCAGGTCTTGGACCTGCTTGTCTATGTTTTCGTCTCCGAAGGAGACGGCGACGAGGCCCGATAGGTTCTCGAAGCTCGCTTCAAACTCCTGGCGGAAGGTGCGGGGGTCTAGTTGGGCGCGGGCGGCTTCGATTTCTTCTGGGGGGACGTTATCGCCGTCGATAGTCGTAAATTGCCAGCGGCTCCAGTCGGAATCGCCGCTATCTGCGTATTGCCAGAGTTCGTAGAACCAGCTAGCTGTGCCGTCTGGGGTGGAAATGAACAGGGCCCAGCCTTGTTTGTCGGCTAGCGCGGGACGGATCACCTCGAACCAGACTTCGCTGTCCATGAAGGCGGCTTCGTCCAGCACCACGCCAGCCAAGCTGCGGCCGCGTAGGGCCATGGCGTTTTCGGTGCCTTTTAGCTCAATCGTGGAGCCGTTCACTAGTTCGATCTTGAGGTCGGTCTCGTTTTTGCTCTTGATCCAGGCTTTCGGGACTAGTTTTTTCAGGACTTTCCAGGCAATGTCCTTCGCCATTCGGTATGTAGGGGCCGCGTAAAAGAAGGTTTCGCCCGGCCTTTCGATCGCCCCACGCAATAATTCGATGCATGAGAGGTAACTTTTGCCGAATCGGCGGCCTGCTACCAGCACTCTGAAGCGTTTTCGGCTGCTGAAGACTTGGCCCTGGGCGTAGCGAAGGGTTAGTGCTCCAGCAGATTCGGGCATTTTTATGTAGGAGGGTACTTTCTAGGGTATTACAGGAATTGAACCCCTGCCCCCGGTGTGTAACAGTGAAGGGAATTGAG